CATCGGTGTCGTGAACTTTGCTCCTGAAGAGGGTCATAGTGTATCATCATATGCGCGCGGGCAAGGTGAACCAGAAGAAAAAACTCAGAATCGTATCAAAACGGATGACGGTTTCTATGTTGAGCCAGAGTCGAAGTACAAGGCCAAATACCCCTACAATCATACTATGACTACTCGCGGAGGACATCTCGTCGAATTTGACGATACCCCTGGTTCAGAACGCATTCAGGTTTATCATAAGACTGGTTCTTATTTGGAGATCTTGCCAGACGGTACTATCGTAACAAAGTCGGTAAAAGATCATATTCAATTAGCAGCTGGCAACATGACAATCTTTAACGTCGGCGATGAGCAGGGCGATAAGAATATTGAGATCACATGTAATCAAGGTAAGATTACTATTACTGCGCAGTCAGATGTTGACATCTATGCTAATGAAGGTAACGTAGGCATTTATGCAAACAACGGAAGTGTGCAGATCGTATCAAAATCAGGCGTGGTGGATATACTCAGTCCTTTAATTGGGTTGAACGCATGAGAGCAGTAGTCTATGTTCCAGAAGTACCGGGTTTACAATGTAGCGCAAGCGGAAAGATATCTTTTCGTCAGCTAGAAGATTACTTCGTAGGCATCTCAAAAATTATTAGTCAACTGAAACTGCAAGCGAAGTTTATTCAAGACGAGTGCGGTAAAGAATTGATCGATGCCATTCGTAAGATGGAGAAGCTAGTAGACGAGATCACTGGGCTTCTCATGACAGACGTAATGAAGAAGATTAAGTCAAAAGAACAGCAACTGAAGTACAAAGTTCGCGAGTTCATGAAAGAGATCGACGTATGGTTTCAGAAGAAGATCGTCGAAGCTCTACTCAAGATCATTAATATTCTTGGCATTCCTAATCCGTTAATGATTCCAATCCCATTTATTGGCACAGTGGATCTTCCAAAGGAAGACGGAACAGTTGAAAGATATCGACCGGTTGTCAAGGACTTCTTTACCAAAGAAGGTAAAGTAAAAATCAAGGCTGCCATGGCAGAAAGAGTCGAAGAGATTCGAGACTTCTTTGGCGACGGCAAGTATGATGGCACATTGGGCATCAAGAGTCCTGAACACGAAGCCGAAGAGTTCTGGCATAAAGCATTACAGTGGATGAAAGAACTACTTAGCGACTTCATTGGTAAAGCAATCAATGTCATGATCGGTCTACTCACAAAGATTCCTATTATTGGTCCACTCATCAAGAAACTTGGCTTGTTTATTGATCCTACGAAGCCTATTAAAGAACAACTTAAGGCCAAGTATGAAGACTTAAAGAAGAAGATCAAGAAGGCCAAAGAGGATGTAATATCTGGTAAAGCAGCCAAAGACTTCGGAGAAGAACTACTCAACGAATTGATTGACTTTGTCTTGAACTTGCCGATACCTTTATTTGGCACGCTTGCTAATCTAATTGGTTTTGATAAAGAAACTCGTAAGAAGAAAGAATCGATTCACTCGAAAGAAGAATTGTGGCATCGAATCGAAGACGCTTTCGATGATGCGATGGAAAAGATCAAGAAGTTCTTTCAGACCGATCTGATTGCCAAGATACATGATATTATTCTGAAGGCGCCAGGTTGGATCTTGAACCAGTTCCCTATCGTCAAGAAGATTGTGAAAGCTATCAAGCTAATCATTGATATTTGCCGTGGTAAAGTATCCATCTGCGACGTATTAAATATCATTTTGAAACCCATCTTCGGCATACCAGAAGCGTTGCTAAATTTGATTCCAGAGTGTATCGAAGTAAAGAGAACTAAGTACGGACTCGAACCGAAACCTGATCCAGCTATCACTCCGAAGTGGGCACTTCCTGCGGGAACAGTACTAGTATGACGGATGAATTCGCGAGATCAGAAAATGGGTTTTACTTTACTGACATCGGTGCACCTACTCCACCTGACACTTCGTATGGAGATCTAAATCCTCCTGCTCCTCCACCGTTTACACCACCAGAACCAGGAACAACGACTCTTGAAGATGGTAAAGTAGTAAGATACGAAGACAATGAAATGATCATGAATTACTTTGTATACGACGGCAGTAATAAACTGGTATCGTACCTTGAAACAAATAAAGCTTCTGGAATTATGATACAGTATACCTTCACTCGAACCTCCGGTCCAGCACTTGATGCCATTGGAAGCAACGAAGATTATCAAAACTTTGCTGCAACCGGGCAAGTGGAAGGTCTAAACGACGATGTGCCTAACGCTTCTATCGAAAACTATAACGTTACTGAAACACGAATAGCATCGATTGGTCCAGGCGGCGAGCTGATTCCAGTATAAATAAGATAAAAGCAGGATGCCATGACAGACAGAATAGACGCTCTAACCACGAGAAAAACAGTTACGAGAGATCCGGTATTTACGGACTTTTATAACAACTTCAACGTGCATCCGCAAAACAAAAGACTTGCTTTACACACAGATGAACAGGCCGTAAGAAGATCTCTTCGTAATATTTTATCTACTAACAGACGAGAACGCTTGTTTAATCCTGAATTTGGCGGAGGTCTACGTAGATTCTTATTCGAAGATGTCTCTATTATGACAGCCGACTTGATGAAAGATGCAATTAAAGAGTCTGTCGGAAAATATGAACCAAGAGCAAGAGTGATAGATGTATTGGTAGTGTCGAATGAGTTCGCTCATTCTTACGAAATATCAATCTATTACGAGATCATAAATAATGCTAATCCTCAGTCACTTCAGCTAACCCTTTATAGAGTAAGATAATGTCAGATTCCAGTATAGTCCTTACACAGCTAGATTTCGATTCCTATAAAGATTCGCTCAAGACCTTCATGAAGGCTCAAGATCGATTTAAGGACTATGACTTCGAAGGAAGTAACCTCTCGGTTCTTCTCGATCTGCTGTCTTACAACACATATCAAAATGCTTTTTATCTGAACATGGTTAGCAACGAGATGTTCCTCGACTCTGCTAAGCTCCGTGACAGCGTGATCTCACATGCCAAAGAACTAAACTATCTTCCACGATCTTTTAGATCATCTTCTGCCACAATCCAATTGGTTATCACATCAACCGATGCAGCAAAAAGATCAATAGTTGTACCAAAAGGCACTTCGTTCACTGCTCGCGTAGACGACTTTACTTACAACTTTAGTACGACCGAAAACGTTGTTATCACAAAGAGAGAACCATCGGGATCAAATTTTGTGTATACGAGTGATGCCATCGTAATCTATGAAGGCAACTATCTGAGTGATACGTATAATGTAAACTATAACAATGCTTTGATATACAAGATCAGCAACAAGAGAGTTGATCTTGAAAGCTTGTCAGTAACAGTTTTCGAAGATAACGGCACGACGATTCATACTTACACACGAGCAACTTCACTCTTTGGGCATGACGGAAATTCAAAAGTCTTCTTCTTGCAACCAGGAATTGGAGATGCATATGAAGTAGTTTTTGGAGACGGAGTTGTAGGACGTAAACCGAAGAACAACTCGGTCATTGTCATCGAATATCGTATTTGTAATGGTGAGCTTCCTAACGGCGCATTCAAATTTATCAATACCGCGCGTATCGATAACGAATCGAACGTCGTTATTGAAACTATTTCTGCAGCTACTGACGGCGCGGTAGCAGAAGATATGAACTCTATTAAGTTTAATGCGCCGCGTGCGTTCACTACACAAGAACGCGCTGTAACTTCTGAAGACTATGAGAACCTACTCAAAGCAAACTTTCCTGAAATCAATGCCGTCGTGGCATATGGCGGAGAAGATGCCAGTCCTCCACAGTATGGTAAAATCTTCTTATCTATCGATCTTCAAGATGTAGATGGCCTTCCAAAAATTAAAGAAGCAGAGTATAAGAGATTCTTAAGATCTCGTTCTTCTGTTTCAATCGAACCTCTTTTTGTATCACCTGATTATACATACGTATATGTGAATACTAATATTAAGTACAATATCAACAGAACAGGTTTGAACCCAGAAGATATTCGTACATATGTTATTGACTCGATTCTAAATCACGCTTCTACTAACCTTAATAATTTTGGTAGAACACTTCGTTATTCAAGATTTATTCGAGACATTGACTCAGCTGAAGTAAGTATTATCAGTAACGAAACGAATATTGAGCTCGTAAAGTACTTAACTCCTGTTCTTAGCACTACAGTAACTTCGAATCCGAATGCAACTTCTGGTTCTCTTGTGTCGATTGCTACCTCGGGTGTTGTATCATCTGGACAAAACGTTACGATCGACTTCAAGAATCCTCTGAAAAATGATGTTCCTGGTAAAGGTCCAGAACATTCACTCGGAGATATTCACGTCATTAGCTCTTCTCCTTTCACCTACAATGGTATTTCTAACTGTCGTCTTGAAGATGATGGCGATGGAGATGTACGTATCGTTGCAATTTCTGGCACACAGCACAGAACGATTCTCAAAGTCGGAACTGTTGACTACGATACTGGTATTATTCGAATTGATAACTTTAATATCACTAACTACGTTGGCACTTCTCTGAAGATCTATGCCAAGCCTCGTACTCTGGATATCACTTCTTCCCAGAACGTGATACTAAATATTCTTGAAAATGACGTCGACGTCACAATTGAACAGATTAGAGAATAATGAAGAACA